CTAATAGCAACCAGTGGGTCTTGTTGTGCTGGAGGTTGAATTGAAGATAAGAATTGACTTGATAGCTGTGCCAATATTGGAGAGCTAATGCCCTCAATCATTGACTGCACTTGTTGCTGAACCATTTGTTGTGATGGTACATCCATTTGTTGTGCTTGTTGCATCATCTGCTCAATCTGTTGTTTTGCTTCTGGTGGCATTTGTTCTTCTGCCATTTGATTAGCCAAGAACTGTAAATGTTGCATGACATGAGCAATGATTATTGATTGTAGCTGAGGATTCATTTGTACGCCTTGTGTTAAAAACAAGGTTTTATGAGCCTCTATGTGTGCTTCATGGTTCTGTTGTTCAAAAGCATTGGCAGGAATTCCCTGCAATAAGCCACTGTTTTCTATGCCTGCATCTACTGGCTTAGGCGTTGTGTCTTGTGGTGGCATTAACAAAGATTCTATGTTATCTACGCCCAAAGCTGCGTACATTCTATAGTAAGCTTCGTACAATCCTTGTGGACCATGAATCTCTGGATTTGATTGAACCATCGCCAGTAACTCTTGAGCTAAAACAACACGCTGACTCATGGAGAAAATGTTAGGGTCTGATACAGGAATAATATCTACCTTTCTATCAAAATCCTCTAACTTAATTTCTCTTGATCCACTTCCTGTTTCGTAAGGATATACAGGCGGTAAGAATTCACCAAAGACTCTGGCTAATATTTTGAATTCGCTTTTTTGTGAATAGTGCAATCTTTTATGAATCGCACTCATAACTTTTGTTCCTTTTTCTAATAAGGCTACTGTTGTTCCAACTGGCATAGCTGCGTTTGAGTCACCAACATTCATATCTGCTATAGAAGCAAATCTTTGACCGCTTTGAACCAATAGTCCTAACAGACTAAATAAAACAGAACTTGGTTCTTTGTATGGCAGTGGCATGAGAGAATCTCTTAAAGCTCCACCCGGTGCATCAACATCTCTAAACTCACCCGGCTGTAATGGAGATGCTTCATCTCTAATTCTTATGCCACGAGCTTTAAACCCTGCTGGCAGATTAGATAATGTTCCTGCATCAATCAATTGTCTTAAAATAGATGTGGTGGCTTTTGATAGACCGCCAATCATGTGTGATAACCCTAAGCCGTAGAAGCCAAGACCCGGTAAGAACTTATACTGAACAAAATAATTAATTTTGTTTCTGATAGGGTCTTCTGGTTCGTAATTCCTTCTAATGGATAAAACAGTTTGAGATGATTCGTCTATGGTGATGATGTATGGAAGCTTTAATCCAGTTGGTTCGCCATTCTCGTCTAAGTCTTCAAATCCTTCAATGTCTTCAACTGTATGAATTTCATACAATTTTCTTTGCTCATCGTTGCTGTATTCTGGCTCTATGCCTTGTATTTTGTCAATTTCTTCTGATACTGTATCTCTAATTTCTACATCGTTTCCTGTTAGTTCAGTGTCCATGTAGAATCCAGAAAGCTGTAATTTTCTTACCTCATTGCTACTCATAGAAACTATATGCGTTACTCTTTCTGCACTTAGAAGATCGGTAGCCTCATAAGGCACCAACAAATCTTCGGCAGGAATAAACTTGGATACAGGTCTTCTTTTAGACGCATCGTAATAAACTTTTTTAAATGCACTTCCTGATAACGGTAGATAGAACAACAATTGATCTAATTCAGGATCGTATTCTGGCATCTCGTTCATGATGTAGTAATTCATAAACTCAGAAACTCTTTCAGCCTGCATCTCTGTGTTAGCATTTCTTTGACCAATAATTTGTGTCTTGACTGGTCCTTGTGCTGGGAGAAGTTCTTTGTAGGCTTGAGCTTGGAACTGAGTAACAGATTCGGCTAATATAGGGTGAATAACGCCACTTGAGCCTTCAAATGGTTGGCTTCTTTGTTCGTCAAATCTCATGCCAAGATATTTAAGACCGTCTGTATAGGTCTTCATCCATTCTTTTCTGGACTCCTTGTCGCTGTCTACATCACTAATTAATTTTTTAGAAATAGAACCTAAAACATAATCGTCAAGGTATTCAGCCAAGTTAGCCTCAAATGGAACTTGTTCTTCCTCTTCTACCTGTGCTTCATCAATAATGATTTCATCATCTTTAATGGTTACTTCTAAAGACTCCATGAGCTGATCTTCAAAGCTAGGAGCCTCAGCTTCTATCTCAATTGACTTACCTTGATCAATGATGTCTGGGTTTTCTTCTGTGCCTAATCTTCTTTCTATTGCCATATTATTTTCTGTTTGCCATTAATGATTGTGATAATTTTTTAATATTATTTCCCACTGATGGTAAGTTACCAACAATAGTAGGATACATGATTTTACGATCCAATTCAGCCTCATCAGGACTTTTGTATCCTTCTATTATGCCTGATTCAATTACTGGTTTAAATTTCTCTACCATTTCTTGAGGAGACATAATCTGCTTTGTTTCTGGATTATAGCTTGGCAATAAATATTCTTTGCCGTTAATATTTAACCCCATAATTTTCATTGTTACTGTTTCTCCACCTCTGGGAGAAACTTCTAAACCCTGTCGACCAGAGCCGACCACGTCATTGTGATACGATTGCAAGAAGGTTTTGTTTTTTGAGAAACGGCTGTTATCGCCTTTATTTTCAATCATTAATGTAATACTCTTTTATCTTGTTTGGTTTGAACCAAGTCTGTTAATTCGCCTTCAATAATGTATCCATCTACCTCAGCGATTAACTCAGCAGTTTCTAAGTTTTCTGCGTGTATCTTTGGTCCATCAAAAGACTGACCGTCATGGTAAAAAGTTGTAACAAATATTTTCATCAATAATAACTTAGTTTCCTTCTGTCAAATGATACCTCATCTTGATAGTCTGTGCCTAGCTCTATTAGACCACCTTGCCTAATTCTCATTAGAGCCATGGTTGCGGAATCCGCAAAGTCATCGTTTTCTCCGTACGGGAAAGAAGCCATTTCTTCTATTACTTCTTCTGCAAAAGAATCTTCTGTTGCCCACACCATGCCACTCTCAAACATCGGTGAAACTGAGTTCATTCTGGCTATTTTGTCTTGCCCTCTGCTTGGAGAGTAAGATTGCACAGGTATGCCTATTTTTCTTAACTCTTGTGTTAAAGGCGTGCCACTGGCTTTTGCCTCAATTAAAACAATGTCTGGCTCCCAGTATTTATATTCTTCTAAAGCTATGCTTTTAAGCTCTGGAAAGTCCACTCTGTGTCTTGTTGCGTCCAAAAGTATGATGGCTGATTCATCGCCCTCATCGGGATTAAATATGCCCCATGTCGTTATAGCCGAATAGTCAGCAGTTTCTTTTGCACTAAATGCAGTATCGTAGCTTTGTATGACACATTCGCATTCAGGTATATCGTCTTTCTCCCAAGTTTGCCACCACTCTCTTTTAATGATCGACCCACTTTCTGCGGTTGGATTCTGCATCCACTGAGCATTCCACTTGGATATTGGCAGTGACGCTTTAACACCAAGTAACTCTTCTTTCTTCCAAAACTCTCCCCACAAAGGTTCGTCAGAGTCAGGCATGATGGCTGGAAACTCTACCAGCTCCCACTGATCTGCGTGTTCTTCGTTTTGTCTTTTTAACAATCTACCAGCCAAGTCTTTGGTTGACCAACGGGTCATGACCAAAATGATAGTACCGCCCGGTTGTAACCTTTGCCGTGGACCTGATGTGTACCATTCCCAAGCACCGTCCATGGCAGTTGGAGACATGGCATCTTGCTCTGAGTGAGGGTCATCAATAATTAATAAATCTGCACCACGACCAGTGATGGCACCACCAACACCTGAATAGAAAGCTTCACCGCCATCATTGGTTGTCCATCTTCCTGCTGACTTGTTGTCACCCGACAGGCTAATGTTCGGAAAGACCGATTGATAGTCTTCCGAGTCAATAATATTTCTAACTCTTCGACCAAATCGTACTGCTAGTTCTGCGGTGTGAGTGGCTTGAATAATCTTAAGAGATGGGTTTAAACCCATCATCCATGCAGGAAAGAATGTAGATGCAAATTCTGATTTAGAGTGTCTTGGTGGTAAGCAAACAATTAATCTTTTGAGTTTGCCTTGTGCTATGCGGTTAAACTTTTCGGCAAGGATTTTATGATGCCTACCCATGATAAAACCTTGCCACATTGCTTGAACAAATTCTAAAAAATCATGTCTGCATTTTTCATTGCCTTTGATATTTTTCCACTTTTCAATAAGTGTTAAAGCTTCTATCTGCTCATCTTTGGATAAAATATCGAATGATTTTATTTTGTCTAAATCTAGCATATCAGGTGGGAAGCTGGACAATTTCAATAGGGGGGAGAATCACCAGCTTCCCGAGACATGAGTTTATGAGAGAGAGGAGATATATATAGATACCCACAAGAAACATGTCAATCTTCATTTTCACACAGTTCTTCTTGTTTTAATAGTCCTAATACGGCATAACCTGCTGTGTCAATC